AACAAGCATTTGGAGTGGATCTCAAGTTTAGATCTCGGCAACAAGATTCTGTCCGAAGTGTTGCAGGAGTACCTAATCCGTTACTACCATCTGCAGGAGCAGGTGGATATGTATGATATGCGCATCAACGAACTTGCACAGGCAGAACCTTACCGGCAAAAGGTGGAGAAGCTGGGCTGCTTTCGCGGTATCGCCGCGCATACGGCATTGTCTTTCTGTGTTGAGGTAGGAGACTTCCGGCGGTTTGCGACTGCGCAGCAGTTTGCGTCCTATCTTGGACTGGTGCCGGGAGAATGCTCCAGTGGTGATAAGCAGCAATATACCGGTATTACAAAAGCCGGTAATTCACATCTTCGCAAACTACTTGTAGAAACGGCTCAGGTATTTGGCCGGAGCGCAACAAAAAGCGGAAAATCAGTAGCGCTCAAGGAACGACAGGCAAAGTGCGATTCATTGACTGTTGCCTATGCGGATAAGGCAAACGCACGGCTAAAGAAAAAATACTTTAAAATCGCAATGCGATCAAAGGTAAACATTGCAAAGACTGCTGTGGCAAGAGAAATGGCTTGTTTTATCTGGGGGATGATGACAGATAACATTTCTTGTGCATGATTCCTTGATAGAGCGTATTGCGTAAAAATCCGTGCGTCAAGGATGCTTTGCACCGCTGCGCGGCTTCGTCCCTGACCCACATATTTTTACGCAATGTATTATATTCAAGGAATCCATATACATCTGTGCTGCCAAACGGCATCTGGAAGGGGCTAAGCGGTTTATGAAGGTTCAGCAATCTACGAAATAGCTATGGCGGCGCCCTTGCGGCGATCCACGAGGATAGACGGTAGTGCTGGCGGAGAACCATTGTCCTGTGGTAACCAATCCACGTATAACAGAGTGGCCAATGCCGGAAATCTGCATCGTCTTAGCCCTTTTCAGATGCCGTTTGGTATTCTGCACAATTTGACAGGTAAAAGTTCGTTGACTTTTTTGATTGAAAAATGTCATTTCATAACAGCTATTCAGAAGAGTTATCAGTATAATGTGGTTTGCCAAAAGTGGTTGGTATCATAATATGATACCAACCAAAAAACGAGAGAGGAGGACACCGAAATGCCTGAAGTACGGCTCATCACCCCTATCACAAGGCAGAGCACGAAGAAGATGCAGGTTGCAGCTTACTGCCGAGTGTCTTCCAACTCTGCCGATCAGCTCAACTCCTATGCCGCACAGATCCGAGCATACAAAAAATGCATCGGAGCACGCGACGATTGGGAACTGGTGGACATCTTCGCCGATGAAGGGCTTACTGGCATGAAAAGCGAAACCCGTGATGAATTTCAGCGGATGATTCGCATGTGTGAGCTCAAGCAAATTGACCTCATCATAATGAAGTCCATCTCCCGCTTCGCACGAAACACAAAAGACGCTCTGGCCTATGTAAGAAAGCTCAAGTTGCTGGGTGTGGGCGTACAGTTTGAAAAGGAAGGCATCTCGACGCTCTCTATGGGTGACGAGATGCTTCTTAATACCTTCTCTGCTCTGGCGCAGGAGGAATCGCAGTCCATCTCTATGAATCAGCGTCTCTCAATCGTCAAACGCATGGAACTTGGCGAGTATGTGGACAGCAACGCCCCTTACGGATACCGGTTGGTCGACAAGGCATTGGCTGTGTACGAGCCGGAAGCTGCTGTTGTGCGGGACATTTTTGACCTGTATTTGCGGGGTTTCTCCATCAGTGAGATTGGCAGAGAATTGAAGAGTCGCAATATTCCAACCAAGGCCGGCAAGGAGAGCTGGCATCCGTACCGAATAGCCTATATGCTGAAAAATGAACGGTATATCGGCGATAGTTTCTATCAAAAAACTTACCGTGAAACAACGGTCCCATTCAACCAGCATATCAACCGTGGACAGGAAGATCGCTTCTATGCCAAAGGGACACATCCCGGTATCATTGACAAGGATGTGTTCAATGCTGTTCAGCAGCTTATCCAAAAGCGCAAGGAGACTTTCTCCAGAACAACTACCCAAAATATCTATCCGCTTACAAGCCGCATTCAGTGTTCTGAGTGCGGCTCTTTCTATCGGCGAAGGAGCGTGTCGGGTACTGTGAAGTGGGTATGCGCCCTTCACAAAGATGACAGCACAGCTTGCGATTCTCACTATTATAGCGAAGAACGGATCTATGACGGCTTTATCACCATGGTGAACAAGCTGCGGTTCTCTGAAGATAACATCCTCGGGCAAGTCATCAGCCGGCTAGAGATGACGCTGGCAGCTATGAAGCGGAACAATCTGGTTGCGCGCGATTTAAGCAATAGTATTGCCGAGTTGAATGCGAAACTGCTCATGCTCGAACAGCTCCGATCCAAGGGATACCTTGCCCCTGAAGTTTATCAGGCACAAGCCAATGAGATCGGTGCAGAGCTGGCAAGGCTCAAGGATGTCAGACAGGAAAAGTTTAATTCAAAGGCTGCCATCATGCTTGATGAAGTCAAGAAGCTAAAGATGCTCGTTTTCGAGCTGGAAGAACCCCTCGATGCATTCGATGAAAAACTCTTCTTGGAAATCGTGAAGAGCATCCAAATCAATAAAGAGGATGAAATGTCCGTAGAATTCCTTGGCGGACTTCGATTCAAGGAACGCATATAGGAGGCAGTCATGAAAAAGACGCGGTATATCCCATATGGATACACAATGCGCAATGGCAGAACCGTCATCTCAGGAGAAGAAGCGGAAGTTATCAGAGAGATTTTCAATTCGTATCTGAACGGAGCTTCCTTGAAGGCAATTGCGGACGAGTTGACCGACCGCCAAATCCCCTATACGCAAAAGACTGCCATATGGGACAAAGCCCGTATTGCAAGAATCATCGATAACGCCGGATATACAGGAACTGAAGAGTATGATCCCATCATAGACGAAGATATGTATGAAGCGGCAGTCAGCCTGAAAACAGCTCGGCAGTGCAAAGCCTGCGAAAAAGAAAATGATGCCATCGGCCTGCTCCGCGACTTCGTTCGGTGCGATAACTGCGGTCAGCCGATGAAGCGTCGTGTCAACGCGAAGCATCGCATTCGAGAAAGCTGGAACTGTACCAACGACGAATGTGGCATCAGAGTCCACATCAGCGATGCCCAGCTCATCGAAACCATTATAGTCCTCATCAATCGGATTATCCTCAATGACCAGCTGCTCCAGCCGAAGCCCAAGAAACGGTATGAGCCAGATGCGAAGGTCACCAAGGTAGGAAATGATATCGCTCTGGAGCTGGAGCGTGACGCTCCAAACGAGGAGTTCATCATCGAAAAGACCATCGAGATGGCAGCGCTCATGTACGAGCAGAGCAATGCCAAGTTGAACCTCACAGTATCGCTCGCAAGAAAGCTGGCACAAACGATGGTCACGCAGGATGAATTCAATCGAGATTACTTTACCGCCCTCACCTCATACATCACACTCGGCGAACAAGGCAAGGTGGTACTTCATACTAAGACAGAAACGGAGGTTACGCTGGACGATGGAAGTAACGAAAGTTCCTAAAAAAATCGTCACTGTCATAGAGCCAAAACGCTCCATGACAGTAGACAAAGAAAAATACAGACAGAAGAAGGTTGCCGCATACTGCCGTGTCTCGACAGACAGCGAAGAGCAGCTCGTCTCCTACGCCAACCAAAAGAAGGTGTACACCGAGATGATTGCCAGTCGTAAAGATTGGTGCTTTGCAGGCCTGTTCGCTGACGAGGGTAAGTCCGGCACAAGAGCCGACAAGCGGCCCGAGTTCAATAAAATGATCAACGATTGTCTGGCCGGAAAGATCGATTACATCATTACTAAGTCCGTATCCCGATTTGCAAGAAATACGGTGGACTGCCTTGACTATGTCCGAATGCTCAAGTCCAAAGGCATCGGCGTCTACTTTGAGGAGCAGCAGATCGACACACTCAAGACAGACAGCGAGCTGTATCTGGTCATCTATGCTGGCTTCGCACAGTCCGAATCCGAAAGCATCAGTAAGAACATTACTTGGAGCGTTCGCAAGAAGTTCGAGGAAGGAACACCAGTGTTCATATACAAGCGGTTCCTTGGCTATAAAAAGGGTGCTGACGGTGAGCCTGAGATCGTACCGAGTGAAGCGGCCATCGTGGAACGTATCTTCAATCTCTATCTGGCTGGAGAAACCGTGGACAATATTTCCAAGATGATGCAAGCTGAGAACTATGATATCCCCGGCAAAACCATCAGCTTTAGCAAGGGCATGATCATGAATATGCTCTCCAACGAGCGATACTGCGGAGATGCAATCCTGCAAAAATCCGTCACCGTTGACTGCATCGAAAAGAAGCGGAAGAAGAACACCGGAGAAGCTCCAATGTACTATGTTCAGAATAACCATCCAGCCATCATCGACAGAGTGACCTTCAACAAGGTTCAGGAAGAGCTGGCCAGGCGAAAAACGAAAACGCCAGGCTCTGCAAAGAGTTCTATCACATCCACCGGAAAGTATTCTCGCTACGCCCTGACCGATGTGCTCATCTGCGGCAACTGCGGTACCCGCTATCGCCGCGTGACATGGTCAAGAAATGGTACCAAGCGCATCGTGTGGCGCTGTATCAGCCGACTGGACTACGGCAAGAAATATTGCAGCGATTCCCCCACCATTATGGAGGACAAGTTGCAGGAGGCCATCGTTCGAGCGGTCAACAAGTTCAACAAGCAGGATAACGCCACCTATAAGGCACTCATGAGAGCAACCATCAGCGAAGCCCTCGGCCTTAATGGAGATCCGGAAGAAGTAGATATGTTGGAGAGAAAGGTCGAAGCCCTAAACAATAAGATGCTGGCGCTTGTCAATGAGAGTGTCAGCTCCGGCGATGGCATCGAGGCCCATGAAAGCGAGTTCATGACACTGTCACAAGAAACAGAACTTCTCAAGCAGCGTATAGCTGCCATTCAAGAAAGTACTGCCAAGGATAACGGCGAACAGAGCCGCCTCGAGCAGATCCAAGCCATCATCTCAGAAAGAGAAAGCAAATGCATGGAGTACGATGACTCCATCGTCCGTCAGATGGTAGAATGCATTAAGGTCTATCCTGGCGGCAAGCTGGAAATCATCTTCGGTGGCGGATACCTTGTCGAAGAATCCGTCTAAGTTTAGGAGATTGAGGGATCATCCCTCTTTCTCTTTCTTTATTTCATCGTGGATGTTCTCCTGAATCGCATCAAGAAGGGCGACTTTTTGCTCTGTTGAACACTCCAACCTTGAGATGTAATTATAAATCAACTGTGCATGGACAGTTGCAACGCGCTTGGCAAGTTCCTCCTGACATTCCTTTGAGCGCGGCAAATGAATGATTACTTCCATAGAATTCCCCCCCAATCGGGCATAAGGCCGGATGCATATCGGTAAGATGGTCAGCACACAATGAAGTATGGGATCATCGCAGGCGCGCTCCTTTTAATGTCTTTATTTATTGACAATTATAGATGTATCGTCTATAATAACAAGCACAAAGATGATGTGGAGGTGGTGTGCAGAATGGGACGAAAGAGTGTTGCTGTGCTGCCGCAGACGCAGGCGATTTTAGAACAGCTGGGAGAACAGATCAAACTTGCCAGATTACGGCGGCATCTGTCTGCCGAATTGGTCGCGGAAAGAGCTGGTGTGAGCCGAGCCACAGTGTGGAATGTTGAAAAGGGAAACCCCTCTGTCGCGATTGGGATCTATGCCGCAGTTCTGCACGCGCTGAACAATATGGATAAAGACCTTCTGCTCGTTGCAAAGGATGATGAGCTGGGGCGTAAACTCCAAGACCTTGAACTTACCACGCGCAAGAGAGCACCACGAAACGGAGGTGATTGACCGTGGCATCAAACCAAAAAACAATTTATGTCTATGAGAGCTTCCAATCTACAGAGCCAAACTTCCTGGGGACGCTCTTCGTGGAGAATGTCCGTGGCAGGGAGAGCTACTCATTTGAGTATGATGCTGACTGGTTAAAAAGCAGCGCAAACTACATGTATCTCGACCCAGATCTTCAGCTGTATGCCGGTCGGCAGTATCCCACCGGTGCAAAAAATGTGTTCGGCCTTTTCGCCGACTCTTCCCCCGACCGCTGGGGCCGCCTGCTGATGACGCGCAGAGAAAGAATCCTGGCGGAGCAGGAAGGCCGAAAGCCTCGAAAGCTCTTAGACAGCGACTTCCTGCTGGGCGTCTACGACGAGACTCGGATGGGCGCGATCCGCTTCAAGCTGGACAAAGACGGCCCGTTCCTTTCGGATGATTCAAAAACCCCGACGCCTCCCTGGACCAGCTTGCGAACGCTGGAGGAAGCCTCCCGTCAATTCGAAAACGATGAGTCCGGTCTCGAGCAGAAATGGATCAATCAACTCATCAAGCCTGGTTCCTCGCTGGGTGGCGCTCGTCCGAAGGCCACCGTTCTGGACACAAGCGGAAATCTGTGGATCGCCAAGTTTCCGTCCAAGCACGATGATGTTAACGTGGGCGCATGGGAAAAGGTCACCCATGACCTTGCAAGACTTTGCGGCTTGGATGTTCCCGAGTCCATGCTGATCGACTTCTCCAAGTACGGAAGCACCTTCCTTGTACGACGGTTTGACCGGAATGGTGCTGCGAGGATTCATTTCGCGTCCGCCATGACAATGCTCGGAAAAACGGATGGGGCATCGGCAGCGGACGGCTCCAGTTATCTTGAACTGGTGTCCTTTATCAAGGCCAACGGCGCTGCTCCCAAGAGAGATTTGACAGAGCTATGGAAGCGGATCGTGTTCAATATGGCTGTTTCCAATACGGATGACCACATGAGGAATCATGGCTTTATCCTCAAGGCGGATGGCTGGCATCTCTCACCCTTGTACGATGTAAACCCTGTTCCGGAAGGTGACGAACTGTCCCTCTGCGTAAACGAGGACGATGCGACGATCTCCCTCGACCTTGCGCTGGAGATTGCACCGTATTGTGAGATCAGCACCAAGGACGCAACTGCTATGGCGGCGGATGTCCTGAAAACCGTCCGAGATAACTGGAATCGTCTGGCAGCGGAATGCGGATTAAGCCGGAGCGCACAGGAATATATGCGACCGGCCTTCTCGCTGGCTCTTGAATAACACAGCTTGATTCACCATCAGATCTCCCTTCGAGCAAGGGGGATCTTTTTTTGCCAGTCACAAGCCAAATAGCATTCCGCGTGTGCTATTCCTCAAGGACAGGATCGTCTGCAAGGGGTTCTTCGTTTTCCTCTACAAAGTCATCTTCCGCAGCAACCTTCCCAGAATGCAGCTTCGTCATTCGCAAGGTATATTTGCATTTTCGGTTATAAGCAACGAGCATAGCTTCGGCGTAGCAAAGAGACCCTGCTCCACGCTCTTTAGCGATGCGAGACAACTGCCGAACAGACATGAAGCCAACTCTCTCCTTAAAGGTTTCGTCACGAAGCTGGTCACCAAATGCTACGACCATTCTCGCAACACCGGCTAATACATTTGCCCCCAGAGAGTCGATATCCCCCTCCCATGTACCAACGCAGAGCCGCAAAGTTCGGTCAAGCACATGGTAACCATATTTGGTGTAGATCCGCTCCAGCGTAGCAACCGCACAGATCATGCCATATGCTTTGGTCGGCCCGATAGAAAGAGAATAGGATTCTACCAGCCGCTTAATAACGAGCTGCTGTTCATTTCCCGCTTCGATATTTGCCATGAATATCTCGTAAGGCTTCAGCGGCCGCACATGCTTCATCTGATTTGCAAAAATGTCCGCTTCGTTCTTGTAATCTAAGCTGTCATAAATCATGCACCAAACAGGAGTCTCCCGCGAACCGGATACAGTAGCAACGATCTCTATGGTGTGCTGACCATTAAAGACATAGTTGACACCATCACGGCGGCTCACCTTTACCGGGTTGATTTGGTTCAGGTCGAAATCCTCGATGGCTTTTTCAACCTGAGCCTGAGACAATGGCCGCTGGTATTCCTGATTAGATACGAGATTTTTGATCGGGATTTGCTCGAAGTGGACATTCGGAACAAATCTGCTGAAGTCTTGCATTAGTCTACCTCCCTGATATCTGAGAGCATCTCGGACACCTTCTCCTGTAGTGATAGCAGTGCTTCCTCGAGTCTGCTTTTTGCGCCCGTGGATGCAGCATTCATGTCCGCATTGTTTCTGGCTCTTTCAATGGAACTGACCCACGACGGAACTGTAAGAGTCAAACCGGCGATTTCAGCATCTGGATCGTGCATAGGTGTAATTTTGATAAGTGGTAAAGTCTCCTGCATAGGTTCGACTGGCTCCTCGTCTGTATCAGCAAATTCTTTTCGCGTATCACTATAACTGGTGAAGGGGTGTTGCAGGTCCTCAGGTTTTGACCCAATTCGCCTGATCTCTTCCGGCGGCATTTTCGAAAGGGCCACAAGGTTCTCGTGAGATATTTTGAAAGTGCCAGAAAGCACTTTGCCAGGAAGTTCGGGGTCTGCCTGTCCAACAACGTCTAATGCCTTACTGAAGATCGCATACTTCTGCACAGATCCAGTAGATACATTGTATTGAGCGCTGAACTTCTGGGCTGTGCGCCGAAAAGTATCGCCTCGCTCACCCTTGTTTCTCCGCTTATACTGGTTGAACCCATTGATGTTGGGCGGATGCTTACGCGCTACTTTCTCAAGTTCATACTGCTTTCCAATGAGATATCGTCTGGTTTCCTCCGTGATATTTCGGCGGCCGAGCTGATTGCTGCAGATCCAGACAATCGCTTGCTCTCGGTTCTCAAATGGCATCTCTCGTATAGCATAGGGAATGTGAAGTCGATTGCATATCTCGTAACGGTTATGACCATCAACAATGATGTTATTCCATGTGATGATCGGCTCTCTGCAACCGTCTACTGCAAGATTTACTTCGAGTTGAAGATACTCATCTTTCCGTAAAGGTCGAATGAGCGTCTTAAATTCCGGGTCGATCTCCAACACCGCAAATCCTTTATCCATCGTTGGGAGGTCTCCTCTCATTTTTCTTTAAGGTTTTCATGGAGAAATAGGCTAC